AAGACCGCCCCGGCGGTACAGGGGCCGGCTCCTGCCGACGAGAAGGACGAGCCCACGCTGTTTAGACAGATCTCGGACTACATCGCCGGGGCTAAGGCCGTGAAGACGCTGGGGGCGATTGCAGACCGGATCGACGTCCTTGTGAGCGAGGGCCAGCTCACCCACGACCAGGCCCACGACCTGACCGACGAGATTGAGAAGCGTCACAACCAGATCGATTCCCAGACACAAGAGGTGGCAAATGCGATTTGATCGATTCAGCAGCGACGAGCCCGAGAAGATTGCCGAGGTGCTGGTCGACGGCGACCACGTCTGCGACATCACGGCCACCAAGGATTGGACCAGCCAGGACGGCGCCCGCGAGGCCGTGATCATGACCTTCACGCCAGTGAGCGGCAGCCCAGCGTTCGACAAGTTCTTTGACCCAAGCGAAGAGCGCGACCACAAGGCCGCCCGGGAGCTGATGTGGGCGGCCGGGCTGCCGGCGGATGCCGACTCCAGCGAGCTCAAGGGAAAGCGTGTGACCGTGACCACCAAGCGGGCCACCGACAAGCTGGGCTCGCCCAAGATCGACACGCGGACCGGGTTACAGAAGCTGTGGGTCAACGGCTTCACGCCAGCCACGCAGGTTGAGGCCGCGGGCGAGCAGCCCCAGTGGAAGGTCAACGCACAGCAGAAACGGCAGGCGGTCAAGGTGGCCGGCTCCGACGACATCCCTTTCTAGGAGCTCATCATGTGGCACGACCCAACACCGTGGGAGCGGAGGCTGGCTGTGATGGACGCAGTGGCCTACCCGCTCTTCAGAAAAACCGACCCCCCCACCTCCAGGCAGGCATCCTTCCAAGCCGTTGGCGTCCAGGCCGATCACCACCGGCGGATCCTCAAGGCCCTCGAGCTCGGGCCGGCGGGCCAGACGCTGATTGGCCAGCGGTGCAACCTGGACAAGCACCGTGTGGGCAAGCGGCTCGGAAAGATGGGGCGGATCGGGCTGATCGAACAGACAGGCCGGACGCTGCTCAACGAGGCTGGGCGGCGCGAGAGGGAATGGAGGATGGCGTAGATGGCCAGTAGCTGGTTCCCAATGTTCGGCCGCGACTTCCTGGCGTCCACCCTTGGGTGGTCTGCCGAGGAGCGAGGCCATTACGTGACGCTGCTGATCGCCCAGTGGGAGCAGGACGGGCTCCCGGCCGATCCGAAGCGGCTCGAGCTCATCTCGCCTGGCGTGGGCAAGGCGTGGAAGCTTGTTGGTGAGAAGTTCCCAGTCTCGGCCGGCGGCAAGCGTCGGAATGTCAGGCTGGAGCACGAGCGTCACCTGGCCCAGGAACGGAGCGAGCGGGCTCGTCAGTCCGCCTCCGCCAGATGGTCCGGGAGGGGTGCCGAAGGGGCTCCGGCGGTGGCCTCCGGCGGGCCGGTCGCCAAGGAGGCCGATGTCGATAACTCGGCCCAAAACGATGATTCGGGATGCGATCGCATATGCGGTGGCATATGCGGTGGCATATGCGGTGGCATATGCGACGGCACATGCTCCGGCGATGCTTCCATGTCCATGTCTTATTCACCTCCTCCACCTCCCCCGTCTCCGTCGGGTTTGGATGAGGAATCAGGCAGGGCATGGGAGCAGCTCAGAGGGGCATGGAACGCAGCCTGGGGAGAAAAGCGGCAGTGGCGGTCGATTGAGCCACCAGCGGAGGCCATTGCCAGGATCAGCGAGCCAGGATGGCTACAGGAGGCGCTCGCGGCGATCCCGGAGATCAAAAAGGGTGCGTGCTCGGGATTCAAAACCCCCCCCACCCTTCGCCAGTTCTGCCACCGCACAGAGAAGGGCTCATTCGTTGCCAGGATGCTGGGCGGAGAGTTCACCGATCAAGCCCGTGGCGGCGGACAACACGAGCAGCTGCGGGCTGCTGCCGGATGACAACCAGCCGGGACGTTCCCGGCTGGCATGGATGGTGAGTTTCGAAAGGAGTCGATATGCGAATTTCTTACGCGTTGGTGTTGATGTTTGCGGCCACCGTGGCCCAGGCCGAGACCGTGATCGTGCGCGGCCCGGCCACGATTGTCACCGCCCAGGATCACGCCCTGGTCCTCGCCAGACGGGGCACGCTGGTACACAGCCACTGCTCCCAGACGGAAGGAATCGGAATGGGATCGACCGCAGAGAGTGCCCGGCGCAACTGCTGCTACTTTGGAAAGCGGCAGATCGTCGAGGAAGGCGTGGCGTACTCTCCTGCTAAACGTCAATGGTTTGCCGTGATTCGCTACCGGTGAGCCTCGGCCGCCCGGCTGGCAAACACCAGCCGGGCGGTTTTCTATTTTCCCGACCGGGACATAAGCCACGAAACCAGACCACCGAAAGCAAGAAGTATCCCGAGCGGGACAGTGTGACGAAACGTCTGCCCAAAAACATTACGACCAAGGATTTGTAACATGAGCGACATCGTTGACCGTCTGCGAGATCGGGCCTACAGCACCAAGGCAGGAGACGAGCTGTGCGAGCAAGCGGCAAGGCTGATAGAGGCGTTAGAGTGGCGAGACAAGACTCGCCAAAACGTCATTGACAGACAGGCCGCCGAGATTGACAACATGCGACTCACCGACGAGGAGCGGGAGGCGATTCTCACTGCCGCTGACCTGCTGATCGGGAGTAAGCCCGGTGCCACGCTCCGCAACCTGCTGGAGCGACTGTCATGAGCCCACATCTAATCGCCATCTGTGGCGTGATCTATCTCGTCGTGGCCGCCGACCTGGCCTACCACGGCAAGACGGGCTTGGCGATCGCCTACTTTGGCTACGCGTTCGCAAACGTCGGTCTCTGGATGGCGGCGCGCTAGACTGAGGAAATGCCGTCGGTACGGTGGTTGTCGCTCAAGGAGGAGCGATGGCCAGCTCGATCCGTTTCACCGTTCCAGGCAACCCCGTACCGCAGCCGCGGCCAAGGATCTCGACGCGCGGCGGCTTTGCTCGGGCCTACGTTCCCAAGGATCACGCGATCCACGTCTACCGTCAGGCGATCGCCCTGATGGCCAAGCAACTGGATGTGGCGCCGCACGAGGGCGACGTGGCGATCGACATTGCGGCCGTGTTCGGCCGGCCACCTTCCCACAAGCGGCTTGGGAGCAAAGCACCGGCGCGGCCCGTCAAGTGCGACTGGGACAACGTCGCCAAAGGCGTCTGCGATGCGCTCAATGGCATTGCCTACGTGGACGACGACCAGATCATCGACGCCCATGTTACGCGTCGTTACGCACGACCAGGCGAGAACGCACACACGGCGATCATCATCACGAGGCTGTAATGCCACGGAAGGGAGAGAAATCTCTTTTGAGCCAACAACAGGAAACAGCAGCGCGAGCGGCGTTTGCTCAAGGCGCGACCCGTGACGAAGTGGCGTTTGCGATTGGCGTCTCGCGTTCAATTCTCGACGGACGCCTGCGAGACCAGCTGCGTGACGTTCGCACAGGACAGGGCAAGCACAGCAATAGACGCACGGCGGACCCGACGCCTGACGAGATCACGCAGCGGATCGCAGAAGTACACCAGCGCCGCCTGATGCTGTTTGACTCAAGGAGAGATCATGCCGGCTGATATTCCACGGTGGCGACCACATCGACCACGAACGACGAAGACAAAAGAAACGGCGCACTATCGATCGTGCGATTGGAAAGCAAAACGCCAGAGGATCTTGATACGTGATGCGTTCACTTGCAGGCAGTGCGGCCAGGTCATCGATGGCAAGCGAGCCCACGTCGATCACATCATTCCGCTGGAAGACGGCGGAACAGATGATGACGCCAATCTACAAACGCTTTGCGATGCTGATCATGGAAGGAAAACGCGTGAGGAGCAGCGCCGAAGAGGGTTTTTGTGACTTGATTGAGTAGTGGCGTCCACACAATAGGGCAGCACATCAACGCAAGGAGGCGTGTGTGCGAGTCGCAAAGTGTGAAAAGTGCGGAAAGCAGTTTGAGGCAGGGAGCCGCGGAAAACTTTCCACGCAGTGCATGGAATGCAAAAACGCCGAGAGGTCGCGCGCTGCGAGGGCACAAAGAACTGTCGGCTTTAAGTTTGTTCGCCATTGCCTGGCGTGCCAACAGCAATTTGCAACAAACACAAAAAAGACCCTGCATTGCTCGTTGGAGTGCGCGGGAAAACGACGACGCAATGCCGAGAAGTTCAACTGCCTGAACTGCGAAAAGCAATTTCAAAAAGAGGGCGGTAAAAACTTCAACATGTATTGCAGCCGAAAATGTGTTTTTGAGCACATGAGGAAAAAGAAAAACGCAAGCGGCATCTTTGGTTTGCGTGACCTCGAAGCGTTCTGCAAAAAGCTGTTGTCACAAGAGCGATTGCACGAACAGAAGCGAATGACAGCCATTCGCTCTCTGGTTAATTTTTGTGCCAGATTGATCAAGGCTGAATCAAAGGCGATATGCAAGCATTGCGGAAAGTTCGACGAGTCATTGATTGGAACGAAGAAATCATTGTGTTCTGAGGAATGCAAAAGATTGCAATCAAGAAAACTAAAGCCGAAAGGATCTAAAAAACACACAACCAGGGCAAAGAAGCGTGGCTTGCCTCGGCAGTATTCAATCACGTTGCCAAAGGTTGCCGAGCGTGATGGTTGGATTTGCAAGCTTTGTTGCGTTCCTGTTGAAAAAGGATTGCACAGTCACGACCCAAAGGCTGGCTGTATTGATCACATTGTTCCACTGAACTTCAAAGCGAACACGCAGCACGGGCATACATGGTCTAACGTGCAACTGGCCCACCGAGATTGCAACGAAAAAAAGGGATGCTCAATCGCCTGCCTGTCTCTTGTCGAGTGCGATGATCCGCGCAACCACATCAGACAAAAACGCATAGACCAGACACCACCCACCGGGGTGGAGCATTTTGCAACACTGCCATTTTGTCCGACGACTCACGCAACCTCTGCGCGCATTTCCGAAGGTTGTGCAACTTTTTTGGAGGTTCCAAATGGGTAAACGAGGCCCTCGGCCAGCACCGACCAAGCTAAAGATCATGCGGGGCAACCCCGGCAAAGAGAACCTAAAGGCCCGCGAAAAGACCGAGCCCAAGCCCGCCGACGCTGGGCTCGACGCTCCCGGGCTGCTGACCGGGCTTGCGCTGGCTATGTGGCATCGCCGCGCCCCGCAGCTGCTGGCCCTCGGCATCTTCTCGGAGTTGGACCGCGAGACGTTGGAACGCTACTGCCTGATCTACGACCTGTTCGTCGAGATCTATCAAGCGGTCAAGGCCGACGGCGCCTCAAGCTCGACGGCCGCCGGCGGCAAGAAGGGAAACCCGGATGTCGGCGCCCTTCGCGGCTACGCGGCCGACCTGCTCGCGATCGAAAGGGAATTCGGCATGACGCCGAGCTCTAGAACCGGCCTCGTGGTGACGAATGCCAACAAAGAAATCGACCCGCTCGACGAGTTCCTCCGGGCCAGCTCGTAGTCTGCCCAACTCTGTCAAAGCCAAGAAACGGCCCGAGACCGTGCCGGGCTACGTCTACGACCAGGCCCGAGCCGACCGCGTCATCAAGTTCATCGAGACGCTCTGCGTGATGAGCAAGGGCGAATGGGCCGGGAAGCCCATGAAGCTACTTGACTGGCAGAAGCGCGACATCATCGAGCCGCTCTTTGGCTGGGTCGACAGCCAGGGCCGCAGACGCTACCGCACCGCCGCGATCTACACTCCCAAAAAGCAAGGCAAGAGCACAATGCTATCGGCCCTCGCGCTCTATTTCCTGCTGGGCGACCAGGAGCCCGGCGCCGAGGTGATCTCGGCGGCATCCGACCGGGCACAGGCTGGCATCATCGCCCGCGAGGCCGCGTCGATGGTGCGGGCCTCGCCTTCGCTCTCGCGCGTGCTGGAGGTCATCGACTCGCGAAATACGATCATCCACAAGGCCAGCAACTCGCGGTACACCGTGATCAGTGCCGACAGCTTCCGGGCGGAAGGCTTAAACGCCTCGGCCGTGCTGCTCGATGAGACGCACAGCCAGCGTGATACCAAGCTGTACGACGCCCTTCGCTACGCCGGGGCGGCGCGTCGGTCGCCCATCGTGATCTCGATCTCCACGGCCGGCTACGACCGGCGGCCGACGGCCCTGTGGTGGCAGCTGTGGCAGTATGCCGAGAAGACGATGGCCAGCCCGGCCCACGACCCTAGCTTCTTTGGCAAGATCTACGCGGCCGACCCGGACCCGGCCAAGTGGTTTGACGAAGATCAGTGGTTCAAGGCCAACCCGTCGCTCGGCATCACCGTCTCGCTTGACTCGTTCCGGGCCGATGCAGTCCAGGCCCAGAAGAACCCATCAGCCTTGAACCAGTGGGCACGCTACCGGATCAACGTACCGACCGAGACCGACAAGCGGTGGTTCTCGCCCGAGGTGTGGGCCGCCTGTGGCAGCGAGCTCGAGCAGCTGGACGCCCGGCCCTGCTTTGGGGGCCTCGACCTGGCCAGCAACCGCGACATCACAGCAGCCGTGTTTCTCTACAAGTCTCCAAACGGCAGCTTTGACATCGATCCCATGTTCTGGGTGCCCGAGGATGCCGTTGCAGAGCGCGAAGCGAAGGATCGGATTCCGTACACGCAATGGATCCGGGAAGGGTTTGTGCGTACCACGCCTGGTGCGCGGCTCGATCACGACACCGTTGCGGCCCAGATCGTGGCGTATGCACAGACCCACAACGTCCGAAAGATCGGCGCCGACCCGTGGAACCTTGGGAACATCGCGTCAAAACTTCAATCGGAGGGGCTTGAGGTGGTAGGAATTGGGCAGAACACAGGCTCTCTCTCCGCGCCGAGCAAGCTTCTGGAATCGCTGCTGTACGACAAGCGGCTCCGGCATGGAGGAAATCCTGTGCTCACGTGGATGGCGGGCAACGTCGCGCTCTACACGGACAGCAACGGCAACATCAAGCCCGACAAGGCCCGATCCACAGAGAAAATCGATGGCATCGTCGCGCTCATCATGGGATTGGCTCTCGCGTCCACTTCAGACGACGACGGCGTGGCTGACTGGTCGATCCAAATCATCTGAAGACGAGGAAGCCGTCTGGCATCCCGATGATGTGGTGACGCTCCGGGCTCTCGACGCTCTCGCCCCGCAATACTGGGGCATCGAGCCGATGGACCGACTGACGGCCCAGACGGCCGTACGAGTTACGGCGATTCTCGCCTGCTTGCGGTTCATCTCGCAGACGATCGCCTGTATGCCGGTCGAGATCTTTCACTCTGGCGACCGCAAGAAAAAGCCGGCCATCGACATCCCGTGCTATCCGGTGCTGACCCGCCAGCCCAACGGCTGGCAGTCGACCTACTCGTGGATGGAGCAGACGGTATTTCATACGGGGCTTTACGGCAACGCCTACAGCCGGATTGTTCCGGGCGAGCGCGGCTTCTGCACGCAGCTGATCCCGCTCCATCCGAGCCGGATGATCACGCGGCGGCTTTCGGACAACTCGCTCGAATACCTTTACCAGGACGCCTACGGCCGCCAAGAAATTTACGACCAGGGCGAGATCCTGCACTGCCGCTGGCTCTCGGATAACGGCTACCTTGGGCAGATGCCAGCCGACCTATGCGGCACCAGCGTCTCTCTGGCCCGCAAGCTTGACATCGCGGCCTCTGCGTTCTGGGACAACAGCGCCCGACCCGACACCGTTTTGGAGACGAGCGAGAAGATCCCGGAAGAAGGGATGCAGGCTCTCCGGGCGGGCTGGCGTGACGCGTACGGCGGCCCACGCAACCGCGGCAAGGTGGCCGTGCTGCCCAAGAGCGTGACGGCCAAGACGCTCGACAGCAACTCGCTGGAGAGCTCGCAGTACATGCAGCAACGCCAGGCGATTGTGGGCGAGATTGCCAGGATCTACGGCGTGCCGAGCACGTTGATTGGTGACACGTCGGCAATGAAATACGCGACGGTTGAGCAAGAGTTCATTTCCGCTCAGGTCTTCTGCCTGCTGCCGTGGCAGCACCGGATCGAAAGCGCGATCGACATTTCGATCTTGGGCAACTACGGCCCGGACGTTTACTCAAAGCTCGACAACCGAGGGCTCCTGCGGGCGGACGCCACGGGCCGCGCTCACCTGTACCAGCAGATGTTCAACATGGGGGCGATCACGCCCAACGAGATCCGTGAGCTCGAAGACCTGCCCATCCTCGACGAGCCAGCCGCCGACCAGACGTTTTTGCAGTTGGGCTTCTCGACGCTCAAGGCCGCAGCTGCCCAGGGGATGCAGGCCCCGGCACCAGAGCTGCTGCCGGCCCCTGCCCCAAGCCAGCCGATGGACTTGCCGAGCGATGGACCAGCAAACCCACTAATGAGCGGAGCCGAAGATGTCATCGTCGGTTGAACGTCGATTCCTGCTGATGGGCGACATGCCGAAGAAGCTGGCGTTTGTGAAGACGCGCGGCGCCGGTGGCGGGATGAAGTTTAAAGGCTACGCCGCCCGCTACTCCTCGCAGTCAAACGACTTGGGAGGCTTCCGAGAGGTGCTGGCCCCCGGTGCGTTCGACAAGGTGCTATCGAGGCGAAGCAAGCCCGACGTGGTGCTGACGTACAACCACAACCCAGACCTACTGCTGGCCCGGACCTCGAGCGGGACACTCTCGCTGGCCAGTGACGAGA